ACCAAAAAGCAGATGTTCGCCGCGCCCGATATGGCGAAAAAGCACACTAAGTCGGCGCTGCGCGACATGATTGAGGAGCCGCCGGTCACCACCTTGAAGGTAGTCTAAAGAAAAGGCCCCCGGTGACGAGCCGGGGGCCAAGTCAGGGACACAAACAGAGTTAACCGGAGGAGGCCAGTCAACGTCCGCTAGGCGTCAGGACACTCCAACGCCCTCCGGCTCGCGCCGAAGCCTTTAACGCCACCCGGCGACCCCGCGCAGGTGGCAAGAGAACATCTGCCGATCAGTCTTAACACCATATGCAATGCAAAGTTTCATATGCGCAAGACCGGCTTCGATACCGTACCCACAATTGAACAGTTTGGCGTAGTCGTACCCCAGTGCGCGGGCGCTGCCGGGCATGACTTGGAACACGCCCCGCGCGCGGCCGGGGCGGGTGGGCGGGCCGACCGCGTTGCAGCGGAAGGAACTTTCCTTGCGCGCCAGCGCCACCGCCACAGGAGCCCAGCGCGCGCCTAGGACGGCCGTCGCGCGGTCGTGCACCATCTGCGGCACCGAGGCCGCGGCGGGCGTGCTGATCAGCGCCAGCGCCAGCGCTGCGGCCCGGATCAAATCGCGTCCCCCGGCTGCGCCAATATCGCCGGCTGCGGCCCGGCGAGCTGGTTCTGATAGCGGCCGGCGTAGGGCGCGTCCGTCGGTTCCGCGAGCAGGTGAAAAATAACCTGGGCCACGGGCGTGCCGCTCTCCAGTGTGACCGGCTCGTAGCCGTGATTGGTCAGCTCTAGCGTCAAGAACCCGTGCCAGCCCGGCTCAATGACCGTGTTTTGGACGGTTAAACCTTTGCGCGCCAGCGTGCTCTTGTCGTGCACGAACCCGATCACGTCCGGGCGCATGGTGAACTTTTCAATGGTGGAGGCGAGCGCGAAGGCGCCCGGCGCGAGCCGGATGGTCTGCGCGATGCGCACGTCATACCCGGCCGGGCCAAGACCGTAAGTCATGCCGCTGGCCTTGTGCAGGGCTCGTTCGGTGAACGGCCGCACGGGCTGCGGATCTAGGTCGCGCAAGTGTTGGGCGGGCAGGATCATTTGCCATACTTCCTTTCTATGTCCGCCAGCGTCGGCCCCTTGATGGGCGCGAGCGTAACGGGCGGCGTGGGGCGGGCGGGCTCCCGGCGCTTCTTTTCGGGCTCGGGCGCCTGCCCGTCGGACGGGCGCTGATGCTGGCGCAGGCGTCGTACAATCATAACTCCCCCTTGTCGCGCTTGGCCAGCGCTGCGGCGTGCAGCGGTCCCGGCGTATAGTGTTCTGTGGTGGTAAACAACCCGCCGCAGCTTTTGCACTTGCGCCGGCGGAACGTGCGCCCGTCATGGGCGCGCGTCATGGTGACCGCGGTGCGCGCCGACTGGCACGCCGGGCAGCGCACGCCCACTTGGTCGTAGCGCTCAGTCATAACCCTAACACCGTGTTGGCTTGGCGGGCGATACTCTCGCGCCGCAGGTCGCGCACAACCAACTCGGCATATCCGGCGATGTCGCGCCAGTGGTCCGGTTCGTCAGGGTTGCCGCAGGTGATGCGCGCCAGCTTGCTGGCAATCATGCCCAGCGCCTCTTCCTGGACCGCCGACAAGCCGTCGCGCGTCATGGCGTACCGGATGGTCCGGGCGGTATAGGCGACTTCCTCAAAGCGCCCGTGCGTCTGTTCGCGTTCATTGAGAAGATCTGACACTGCGTTTTTTCCCCGTGTTGTACTTGATCATAAGTATGCCGTGCATGATGGTTGTATGGCAGGCGCGGTTGCAGCAGCGCGCGATACGTGGGTAGCTCCAGCCTAGATCCCGCAGGATCAGGTAGATCTGCCGGCGCGGCGGGTGCAACCGCGCTTCGCGGGCGTGTGAGATGATGTCGCCCCAGGTCAGGTTGTGAAGCGTCAGGACCGCCACCACGGCCGCGTGCGCCTCGGGTGGTAGCTGCGGCACCTCCGCCCGTCGCCGGGCGAGGGCCGCGTAATAGGCCACGTTGGCGGCGCGTGCGCTCGCCTCGCGGCTTTCCCGGCGTCGCTGCGCCTCGGCGCGCTCGCCGGCGGCAATAATGCGCTGGCGAACTTCTTTTGCGTGTGCAAGGGCGTCGATCATACGGCGCCCTCGACCAGAGCCCGGCGCACGCCCGCCTCGGTGGGCGCCCGCACGATTAGGCCGCCGTACGTGACGCCCCGCCAGTCGCGCGCCTTAGCGCGCTCGTAGTGCCCTAGCACGGTCGCGCCGTGCACCAGCGTGCGCGTCCCGTCGACGTAGTAAATGGTAGTAAGGCCGCTCATGGGCGCGGTCCGGGCGGCCGCGTGAGCCCGTACAGGAGCGCTAGAAAGGTACTCAATAGCGAGATCATTGGTCATTGTCCTGTTTCCGTTCGCTGGTAGCGGCCGCCGTGATGGCGGCCGCGCCCAGTACAACCCCCGGAGCGATCACGAATATTAAGATTGCAACGTGTTCAGTCATTCACGTACTCGTTCTCCGCGTCTTTGTAGCCGTCTTTGTAACCTTCATTATACGCGTGTTCATCGCAGTCGAGCGGGCGGCCGTCGAGGAACGTTTCGACCGTGTCGCGCAAGCTTGCGTTCATGGACGCGTCCAGTGTCGCCACCGGGCGCCCGTCGAGTAACAGCGTGTCGCCGGTAATGGTAAAGCGCATAATCAGTCCTCCCCGTGATACCAGCAAGCGTTCAAGATAAGCTGGCTGTGGAACGTGTCGGCATAAATCGCCTCCGCTATCGCCTCGCCTAGTGGCTCCCGCATTCCGTAGCGGTAAATGTTGCCGCGCGCGTCTCTCGCGTGGGCGCTTTCGACGTACCAACCGGCCCCGTCGGCGTCGATTTCTATATCGACGTCACCCTCGAACGTGAGGCCGGGGTAGCCGAAGGCGGTGAGATCCACCCCGCCTTCGACGTTGTAAACGTGTGCGCCCATGGTCTTTTCGCGTGCGTCGGGATCGTATGCCATTGTGTGTCCCTATTGTTGTAGCTGTTAAAGATTAGCCTGCGAGCGTGCGCCCGTAAAGGATTATTCAGCGGCTGGCGCGGTCCAAGCCGGTGCGCGCGTTAGCGGCGCGTTGCGCCTGTCGCGTATGGGCATAATGACGCCAAACGCCTCAATAGGCGCGCCAGAGCCCGCCAGCAGATCCACCATGGCCGGGTTATTGGGGCCATTGTGCGCCACGAAAGGGCGGAAGTCGCCGCGGCCATGTAGGGCTTTGGTCGCCTCCGCGAACGTGGCCAACAACTTGAAGTCGTAGTGCGCCAGCTCGCCGCTTGCGTCGTCGCGCGGCACGACCGCGCGCCAATTGGGATAGGTGGCGTTGATTCCGCCTTCGGTATATGTGACGCCATTGTGGGCGATGCTGATCTGTAGGACGTTGTTGACCACGGTGGCGAGCGTCACAGTTGCGTCGTTCGAGCCGCGCGCACCTACCTTTATGCGCTTGATCAGGCTTAGCGGTACAATGAACGGCGCGAACGCTTTGGGCGCCCCTGTATCGCCGCGCCAATTATGCCGCGCTGCGATCAGTCGCGCGTTGTCGGTGGCCACGAATACGGGGCCGGCCGGCGTGTGTTCAACGCGTACGCCGTTAAGGTAGTAGCGTGTTTCTTCATTGCTGGCGGCAATGGCGCAAGCTTTGATCGCGCGCAAGTCGATGGTGAACGTCGCCATAGTGTCCCTCATTTATTTTTGAGCCTCTTCAGTAGCCGCGTTACGGCTAGACGGCGCGTGCTGGCGCGCCGTTTCGGCTTGTCATGCGTTTTCGAGCATGTGCGAGGCAATCTCGTGCCAGTTCACTTCACTAAGGAAGGCGATCGCATAATCACGCGCCAAGCCCTCGCCTTGCGCCTCTACAACCGCGCGGCAATAGTGGTTGAGTTCGGCGGTCAAGTCGCGCACGTTGTCGCAGCCAAGTTCCGCCGCGCTCATGCCGTCGACCAGTTCAAGGTTGACGCGCCATGTCGCGTAGTTCGTCCAGCCGTTGTGTGTTGTGTCAGTCATTGTCTGTGTCCTGTATCGTTGTTACGCTTTAAAAAGTCTAGCGCATTGTGGGGCCGTTGTCAAACGGCCTCGCACGCTACAGGGCGCTTGCCCTTGCCGTGGTTCTTGCCGCCGCATGAGCACTCGCACTGCATGGTGCGGCCTGTAGCGTACATGCAACGCGCGTCGCACTCGTGCATCGAAGGGCTAGACTTGCGCTTGATGACGCGCGTCACCTTCTCCCACGTCTCGCCAGTCCAGCCCCAACAATCGTCGAGCCTGTGAGATTGGTTGCGGTTCTGGACGCGTTCGACGCGAACTGTTTCGCCGTCCGCGCGGTCGATGAAGTAACGATAGTTGGCCATTCTCTTGCTCCTAATGTTGCGCCCTTGCGTGGGCGACTTGGGGAAGGTTGCGCCGCTTGTTAGGCGGCGCTTGTTAGGCCTCAAGCCGCATATTTTGCGCCGGAACCATGGGCCGGAATGGCGATTGACTTCGCTCCAATGCTTGAGCCGCCGCAAAGCTTGCATTGCGAGCATGTCACGCGACGACCGGCTTCTTTGCTGGCGGGGCAAAGGATCTCGCTACCTGCGACGATATCGGCGACCGACTGGACGACGCGGAATGTGCGGCGGCCGGCCGCCCATGCGTCGCGCGCGTCGGTCTCATTGTCGGCGCTTTGCATGAAACGGGCGGCGTCGAACGCGGCGCCAGCTTGGTGCGCTTGGTGAGAGTAGGCGGTATGTCCGGCCGCGTCGCGCAGCAAGGCGTTCCACGCTGCGGGCGGTACGGCGGCCGGATCGCCGTAGGTGCCGAGACGGACCATTGCGCCAGCGCCAATGGCAGCTATTGCGTCCGCGTCGGTGGCGGCCGGATATACGCCGCGCAACATGGCGCGGTAGGCAATGAGAACGCCTTGGCCTAACAGAACGTAGCAGGAACGGCCCTTCGCTTGCTTCGCGTCGACGTCCGTTGTGGGCGTGCCGCGATGGGGGCACGAACCGCAGATAGAGAAGTCGGCGCCGCTTTTGTTCGCGTCGCGTGGATTTATGTCCGCGCGCAAGATGTAGGTCTGGACCATGCGGCCAGTTTTGGAGTTGCGCGCGCTATCGATGGCAATAACGACGATGGGCGCGCCATCGATCAGTGACGGACCGCGATAGATGATAGCAGACTTGTTAGCCATGGTGCTTGTGTCCTGGTTTGCGCTCTACGGTGGCGCTTCAAAATATCTAGTGCATGTTGCGCCCCGTGTCAACATGGGCAGTTTGGGCAATCAGAAAAGAATTGCCTATATTGCCCATAATCTGACGCGCCAGTGTTGGGCAGTTTGGGCTATTGTCGAACGGTTGCCTAAACTGCCCATACGCGCCTGGCGGTTGGGTGCCATGGGTGCTTTTTGGCGGGTTGGATGACCTATCGCTAAGTGCCTGAATACGCGGGATTCTGAGGTGAGATTGGGCAATATTGTCATCTTATGTATATTTTAAAAGAAAAGTAATTATATAGTATAGCTATAGCTGACGCGCTGGCGCGCGCAATCCGTCGCGCTGGCGCGACTCTCGCACGAACTGCCCAAACTGCCCATAATCCGTTCAAAATCGCCTTTTTTTCCCGCGTTTTCAGTTACTTAGGCATGGGCAATTAAACTGCCCAACGCTACCCCCCAATATGGCCTTTTTCTAGCGTTTTCAGTCACTTAGTCATGGGCAGTCGTGATAGCCTAACAACTGCCCATGATTGACTCGCCTCTAGCAATTTCAATGACTTACGAAAGCGCGCTTTGTCACGCGACTTACCCATTGTACAAAAACGTTCTGTAATATAGGCATTTTGGGCAGTTTGGGCAGTCGAAAAACAGATAGCCTAAACTGCCCATTCGTTGGCGGCCGTTTGGCGCGTACCTGGGAGCGCCCGCACGCGCGAATGGAGGGGGGGGGGCCCGTGCCGACCGGTCATTGCCGACGCAACGTCCGCAAACAATTTTTTTTGGTGACCGTTTTGTAAGCGCAAACAAATTTTTATTTTTAAAGAAATCTGCTACAGTCCCGCCATGGACTGGCGATCACTCCCATACGAACCACGCAAGGTACAGGCGACAGAGGCGCGTCTGGACGCCATCTACAACGCCGCGCGGTTAGGCCTCAAAGGCGACAACCTGGCGCTGGCTGCTGGCCTGCTGCCGTCTGAGTACCGGCGTCTGTGCCAGTTTGACCCGCTGGCCGAGTTGGCCGAACTAAAGGGGCGCGCAGACGGCGAGATGGTGGCCTCCCGGCAGCTACACGAGGCGGCGGCGGCGGGCGACGCCAAGGCGGCGCTGGAGGTGCTAAAACATGTACACGGCTGGACCGCGCGCACGGCCATCGACGTCAACGTCGAGCAGACCATATCCATCAAACACGCGCTGGAGATGGCGCAGCAACGCGTCATCGAGGGAACGCTAGCACATGCAGACCACGCAATACTCCCCGCAGGAGGAAATGGAGCTGATGTCCCGCTTGTGGACGCCAGCCCTGAAAGACGATCCGCTTAAGTTTGTTTTATTCGTCTTTCCGTGGGGTCAGAAGGGCACACCTCTGGAACACTTCGCTGGCCCGCGCAAGTGGCAGCGCGAAGTGCTTCAGGACTTGGCGGACCACATCAAGCAGAACAACGGCAAGATCGACTTCGACACGTTCCGCATGGCGACCAGCTCCGGCCGCGGCATCGGCAAGTCGGCGCTGGTGAGCTGGCTTATCATCTGGATGCTGGCGACGCGCATCGGCTCGACGACCATCGTGTCGGCCAACTCGGAAGCGCAGTTGCGCTCAGTAACATGGGCCGAGATCACCAAGTGGCTCAGCATGGCGCTGAACAGCCACTGGTTCGAGGTCAGCGCCACCCGCGTCATGCCCGCCAAGTGGCTTACGGAGCTGGTCGAGCGCGACCTGAAGCTGGGCACGCACTACTGGGGCGTCGAGGGGCGGCTGTGGAGCGCGGAGAACCCCGACGCCTACGCGGGCGTGCACAAC